ATCATCTATGCTGCACTCACGTCCTTTGCACAAAGGAATCTCAAACGGAAGATCGCATACAGTTCGATCAGTCACATGGGATTCGTTCTCATTGGCATCGGGAGTTATAGTGCTCTCGGAACGAGTGGTGCGATGCTTCAGATGGTCAGTCACGGTCTGATCGGTGCTTCTCTATTCTTCCTTGTGGGTGCAACCTACGATAGGACTCATACTCTTGAACTCGCTGAAATGGGTGGAGTTGGTAAGAGTATGAAGATCATGTTTGCAATGTGGGTAGTGTGTTCCATGGCATCCTTGGCACTGCCAGGTATGAGTGGATTCGCAAGTGAACTGATGGTCTTTGCTGGATTTGCAACTGATACGATGTATTCTGTTCCTTTCCGTGCATTCATTTGTATTCTTGCTGCGATCGGTGTGATCCTGACTCCGATTTATCTCCTGTCCATGTTGCGGGAAATCTTCTTTGGTAAAGAGAACTTGGAACTTGTCAATCACACAAACCTTGTTGATGCAGAACCCAGAGAGATCTACATCATTAGTTGTCTTTTGGTTCCCATCATTGGAATTGGATTGTTCCCCAGGATTATGACGGATACTTACAAAACCTCTATTGATGCCTTGGTTAACAGGGATAAGATTGCGTTAGTTCGACCGCAACTGGTCAGAACATTCACTCCACCAACTGTATAAATTATCAAGGAAGGTTTGACGCCTTCCTTTTTTTGTGGTATCCTAGTGGGAGGTAAACTGTAGTTATGTCGATTAAATTAGCTCTTCTGAAGTCAGGAGAAACAGTCATTGCTGATGTTCAAGCGAAAGTGGATCAAAATGATAGGGTAGTTTCTATTGCTTTCAAAGATCCTTTCTGTGTAGAACTGGTAACTCCATCTGTTGATTTTGATGCAGAGGAAGGTGAAGTTGAAAAGGAATATGCAATAAGATTTTGGTCGTGGATGCCTCTGACGGATGATGAGGAAATTAAAGTAAATCCAGATTGGATTGTATCATTTACAACTCCCAAAGAAGACGTTCTTAATTCTTATCAAGATAGGATGGGAGAAGAACCTGAAGAAGGCGAAACACTTGTAGATAACTTTGAGGTACTAAATGGATGATTTAATTCAGATAATTGTTCTGGTTGACGGGACAATTCTTATTTCAAAAATTGGTCAAGTTGTTTCTGAACTCGGTGAACCAGATTGTCGTTTGATTCGTCCGCATGTTGTGGATGGTCTCCGACCTTGGTTGGAAAACTTGACTGACCAGACCGATGACATTATGATTTCATCGGATAAGATCTTGACTTTGGTTGATCCCAAAGAAGACCTACTTAATGATTATTTGACCCTCACTAAATGAAGTTCTACACGAGCGTTGTTCTCCTTGGTAATGATATCCTCGTCCGTGGATATGAAAACGGCAAACACTTCACGAAACGTGAACCCTTTCAACCTAGGTTCTTTGTTCCGTCGAAACGAGAAAGTAAATATAAAACCCTTGATGGTCAAGATGTAGAACCCATTCGCCCTGGTACTATCCGAGAGTGTCGTGAATTTTTGGATAAGTATAATGATGTGAATGGATTCAAGGTCTACGGGAATGACCGATTCGTGTATCAATACATCGCTCAGAACTATCCTGAGGATGAAATCAAATTCGATATCTCAAAGATCAAAGTTATTACAATCGATATTGAGGTTGCAGCGGAGAGTGGATTCCCTGATGTATTCAACTGCGCTGAAGAACTTCTACTGATTACAGTTCAAGATTATAATACTAAACAGATTACTACCTTTGGATCTCGTCCCGCAAAGGTTGATCAGAAGAATGTCAGATTTGTGTACTGTGATGGTGAGTATGAACTCATCACCAAGTTCATGGACTGGTGGCAGAATAATACGCCAGAGGTCGTCACAGGGTGGAACAACGAACTGTATGACATGCCCTACCTGGTTGGTAGGATTACCCGTCTGATGGGCGAGAAGTACGCCAAACGTCTCTCTCCGTGGAATGTGGTGCGTGTCAAAGAGGTCACGATCATGGGTCGGAAACAACTCAGTACAGAGATTGCGGGTGTGTCTATTCTGGACTACCTGGATCTGTATAAGAAGTCTCCTGCAACTCCAAACCAAGAGAGTTATCGATTGGATCATATCGCCTTTATGGAGTTGGGTCAGAACAAACTGGATCACTCTGAATATGATACCTTCCGAGAGTTCTACACAAACGATTGGCAGAAGTTCGTTGAATACAACATCGTTGACGTGGAACTGGTTGACCGTCTTGAGGATAAACTACGTCTGATTGACTTGTGTTTCACCCGTGCGTTTGACGCTAAGGTGAACTTCAATGACATTGCATATCAGGTACGAACCTGGGATGCTATTATCTACAACTATCTTCTTAAGAAGAATATTGTGATTCCTCAGAAGGAACGCAATAGTAAGAGTGAAAAGTATGCGGGTGCGTTCGTGAAAGAACCCATCCCAGGTGCATACGAGTGGGTAGTCAACTTTGACCTTAACTCACTGTATCCTCACTTGATCATGCAGTACAACATCTCACCAGAGACTTTGATTGAACAACGTCACCCTAGTGTGACTGTTGATAAAGTTTTGAAGAAAGAACTTACCTTTGAGATGTATAAAGATAGTGCGGTCTGTGCTAATGGTGCAATGTATCGCAAGGATGTCCGTGGGTTCCTACCAGAACTTATGGAGAAGATGTATAGTGAACGTGTTATCTTCAAGAAGAAGATGATCGAGGCGAAGAAAGCGTATGAGAAGACTCCTACCAAAGCATTGGAGAAAGAGATCTCACGTTGTGACAATATTCAGATGGCTAAAAAGATTGCACTGAACTCTGCTTATGGTGCGATTGGTAATGAGTATTTTCGATACTACAAACTTGCAAATGCAGAGGCGATCACTCTATCGGGACAGGTATCGATTCAGTGGATCGAAGAGAAGATGAACAGTTACCTCAACAAAGTTTTGAAATCTGACGGAGTAGATTATGTCATTGCTATTGATACCGATTCCATTTATCTTAATATGGGTCCTTTCGTTGATGCTGTATTCAAGGGAAGAGAGGCTTCTACTGAAGAGATTGTCAATTTCCTTGATAAGGTGTCTCACATGGAACTTGAGAAGTATATTGAAAGTTCTTACGAAGAGTTGGCGGACTACCTCAACGCCTACGAAAACAAAATGGTGATGAAACGTGAGAACATCGCGGAACGTGGAATCTGGACAGGTAAGAAACGTTATATCCTTCGTGTGTGGGATAGTGAGGGTGTTCGTTATGAGAAACCCAAACTGAAAATGATGGGTATTGAGGCAATCAAAACCTCAACTCCTGCACCTTGTCGCCAATACATTAAAGATGCACTTGAGATCATCATGACAAAAGAAGAGGATGATGTCATTGACTTCATCGAGAATGCTCGTAAAGAGTTCAAGAATCTTCGTCCTGATGAAATCGCATTCCCCCGTAGTGTATCTGAAATTAAGAAGTGGGAATCTCGGACTGACATGTATAACAAAGGTTGTCCCATTCATGTTCGTGGTGCAATCCTCTACAATCACTACACTAAGAAGGCTGGACTTGATAAGAAGTATGCAGCAATCCAGAGTGGTGAGAAAATCAAGTTCTGTTATTTGAAAACACCTAATACTATTCAAGAGAATGTTTTCTCTTTCATCCAAGAGTTTCCGAAAGAACTGGATCTTGAAAAGTATATTGATTATGATGCACAGTTCAACAAATCTTTTGTAGAACCAATGAAGATCATTCTTAATGCGATTGGTTGGTCTGTTGAAAAGAAAGTAAGTCTTGAATCATTCTTTGCATGAATTTTTTATTTCCAACTCCATTTTTTGGTATAGATAATTTTTTGTCTGAAGATGCAGTTAAAGATCTTCATAATCAAATACTAGAAGATGTTTCAAAGAATGAGGGATATGTGAATTCACAGTGGGACTGTTTGGTAAACACTTCCGCTCAAAGAGATGATACGGTGGTTTATCCGATGGATTCTTTCAAACAAGCATACGAAGAATTCTCATCACAGTTACTTCTTTCAGAACATCACTATGAATTGATAAATCCTTGGTATAACTTTTATACTAAAGGTCAAAATCAAGAACCGCATACACACTTGGGTACGCCAAACTGTATGTTCAGTGGTGTATATTTTTTGAAAGGAACTGATGGTACAAGAATAGTTTTTTCTAATCCATCTCAAAATTGGTTAAACTATCATAGTTATGATACGCATCATCCCGTCGCTAAAATTCATAAAAATATTCCAGAACATTCTTACGTTATGAGTAAGTATGTTCACGAACCAAGAGATAATGAAATCATACTTTTTCCATCATATCTTTTACACTATGTTCCAGCGCATAGATTTGATAGTCCTAGAATTACTATTAGTTTCAATATCGAACTTAGAGAATGAAAAATTTATTTGGAGTTCCTTTCTGGGTATGTGATAATTTTTTATCAGACAGAACTTATCAAAAATTAGTTGGAGATATACATTTAGATCTTCTAAATGATTATCAAAATCCTGGGGTTAATTGTTCTTGTAAGACTTCCATTCATCAAGAACATAATATTAATTATCCACTTAGTGAAATTGGAGAAGAGTACAAAAAATTTACCCTAGAACTCGGACTAACAGAACATTCATATGAAATTCATGCCTTCTGGTGGAATTTTTATGAACAAAATACAGGTCAAGAATTACATACACACTTAGGTTCTACCGAAAGAAGAAATGAATTTGCTGGTGTTATTTTCTTGGATGGGTGTGAAGAAACGGATTTGATTTTTATGAATCCATCCAGTCAAAATCTTTACTTCATAGATAAACAATTTTATAGAAAAACTGAAGAACAATCTTTTTATTTTGAACAGTGGGTTTATCAACCTAAGAATAATCAATTGATAATTTTTCCTTGCACTCTACAACACTACGTGTCCACTCACAAATGTCTTGAACCCAGAATGACAATCGCATTCAACATTCGTATCGAGACTAAATAATCTGTTTGCAAAAGCGAACCAATTCTTGTATAATTATTTCACCAACACAAAAAACATGGATCTTCCTATCAACGATAAAGAATTGAATACCATTGTCAGCGCCCTGCGTTTGGGTGGTGATGCAGCTCTTTATCAGAAACTAAATACTATCAAGCAAATCCGCGAGGAAAATCCTGGCGGTCCATATAAAAAAATTGCTAGAGAGAAGTTTGGTTTTGTTATCTAATGTTTTTTGAAAAAGTGAGTCTGGTTACAGGAGGATTTGACCCTATTCATAGTGGACATATATCTTATTTTAAGAGAGCAAAAGATTTTTCTGACTACCTTGTAGTAGGATTGAATACTAATGAATGGTTAACTGCGAAGAAAGGTCAATACTTTTTATCTTGGGTTGAACGTGCAGAGATTGTACGTCACCTCAATATGGTCGATGCAGTAGTTACTGTACCAGACGATGAGGTTGGATCTGCATGTGGTGCAATTGCTAAGTGTCTAGAGATTGCAGAGACTGTGGTATTTTGCAATGGTGGTGATCGTGGATCTGGAAATACACCAGAACTCGATATGTATGGAGACAATCCCCGAGTTCAGTTTGAATTTGGAGTCGGTGGAGATGATAAAATGAACAGTAGTTCTTGGATTCTCCGAGGATATTTTGAACGCCAACGTAAATTATTGGGCATCTGATGAATTTAAAAGTTTATGATGATGTAGTCACTTGTCATGAGAGAGGTGAAATTTTACATCGTGCTTTGCAATCACAACTAAAATTAGGTTGGAGAGATCAACACGTTAATGAACTTAATTATCAGAACCTCTATAGTGATTGGACTCTAGATGATTTGGAAACTTGTGGATTATGGAAATACTTTCAAGCTGTTATTGAGGATACCCCGTGGTTCAATAAGTCTGAATTTTCTAGGTCAGTACTAAACGTAGTTCGATCAAATGATATTCACTTGATTCATACACATTCGTCGCCAGCGGATAAAGTTATTTTGTATTATGTAAATCTTGAGTGGAAAGACGGATGGTACGGTGAAACTTTATTCTACAGTGATGATATTAAAGATGTAACATTTACATCACCGTTTGTTCCTGGTAGAATAATTCTATTCGATGGACAAATTCCACATGCAATCCGACCGCAGTCAGTCGCAGGTCCAAAATATAGACTGAGTATTTCTACATTTTTTTCTTAAACTATGGACTTTCTAAAAGATATTGTAAAGGAGATTGGCGGTGAATACACACAACTCGCCTCAGACATTGACGACCATGAAACTTATGTGGACACAGGTTCGTACATTTTTAATGGACTTGTTTCAGGGTCTATATTTGGTGGTGTATCTGGGAATAAGATTACTGCCATTGCTGGCGAGTCTAG